TATAAGCAAAGCTTATATTATATCAATATTAAAAATTATTTTAACACGTAATCGTATTCTCTGTCAACGCAAGCTATTCTTTTAATCTATTTGAATTGATGCCACATCATAATCACACCTACACATATTTGTCAACACATTTTATTTTCAAAAGGAAGAGATTTACCTTGCATTAATTGCTGTCTCACTGTCATACTGGCTGGATTAATCTGGGGGTTAATTGCGTATGAAAACAATTGCATTTGCGAATCAAAAAGGTGGAGTTGGAAAAACAACATCTACTATAAATGTAGCTTCAGGGCTATCTAGAAAGGGATATCGGGTTTTACTTGTAGATACAGATCCTCAAGGGTCTTGTAGTATAGGTGTAGGGGCAGAGAACTCTATTGATAATAAAACTCTTTCAATGTGCGAGTTATTAACATCTGATAAAACAAATTATTATGATGTAGTTCAAAAAACTCAATTTAATAATATTGATATAATTCCAGCAGGGAACTGGTTAGCTTTAGCTGAAATGAAGCTGTCCTCGCATGGAGCTAAAGAATTTAAGTTACGTAAAAAACTTAAGGAATATGCGCTACCTTATGACTTTATTTTGATTGATTGCCCTCCTACATTTGGCACTTTATCCATAAATTCCTTTATAGCATCTGATTATATTATAATGCCTCTTCAATTAGGTTATTTTGCTTTAGAAGGAGTTTCAAACTTTATAGATACTTTGGATTATGTAAACAATGACATAGCATCTGTTATTAAACATGAAACTATTATTTTGGGAGTGATACTTACTTTTTTTGATACGAGAACAAATTTGGCAAGACAGATAAAAGAGAATGTAGATACCTCTCTAGGAGGGCTGGTTTTTGATTCAAAAATCCCTGTAAATATAAAGTTGAACGAAGCTCAGGCACATCACAAACCTGTGTTTGATTACGATGAATTATGCTCAGGTGCATTGGCCTATAAATTACTGTGTGATGAGATTGTAAGGAGGGCGAAATGAAGAGCTTAAATGACCTTCAAATCAAATTAAAGAATCAGATTAAAAGAGCTGAAAGCAAAAGAGAAACACCTCCAGTAAAAGCCATATCTCAAGGCAAATATCAAAACTCTGGTAAAAAGAAGGTGACTTTTTATCTCACTCAAAGCCATGAATCCATGTTAAATGAAATTTATACTATGAAGATTATGATGGGGGAAAAGGTTGACAAGTCAACACTAATTTGTCAGGCTATCGAGTCCATGTTCAGAAATGTTAAAAAGGATTTGAATTGATGCCTAAAACAACTGTCCCCCTCTTAAAAGAGGGCTTTGATTATTTCCATAACAATCCTTTTAATGGAATGAATGACAATATCACTTCATTAATAGAGCCTAAAAAGGAAGCTGAAATGACCCCTGAAAGATTCGCTGAATTAGCTGCAATTCCATTACAAGAAGATGAGACGTTGAATAATTTTGCCAGCGATCTCAATAGACAATTGAATGAGGCCGTGGAGGAAAATCTTAAGAACTCTCTGATTAACTGGTCTTATGGCATTCTATGGAAAATAAACAAAATGGAGGCAGATCGTCAAAGATCAGCAGAAATCCTGAAATCTGTTAAATCGTTTTTGTTGATGCTAACACAAATTCGTGATACAAAGGATTTTCACGAAAAAATCTTAAATTTCATAGGAGAACCAGATGACGGAGCAAGCAACACCGAATCAGGAAATGACGGATCAGGACTTAGAGAAAATCAAACAAATGAATGATGCGATTGCATTATCAATCAAAGCTGGTCTTGAACTTTATTTGACTCAGAATGGAGTCGGATTGACTAAGCTTTTGATGAAGGCTTTGGAAGATCAGAAATTTGATTATTCAAATTATGGACAGGACAAGTTATTAGAATTCGTCAGCCAGGGCAAGCAAGTGTTTTGCAATAGCACGCTGATTAATATGACCAAATACCGTCTAGTTCTCCAGAGCTACATGAGAATTGAAGAAATGCCAGCAAACATGCCAACTCAACATTAAGGAAATCCAATGCAAGATTTTAAACAATACGTGCTCTATCAAAGATTTTATAAAATAAAAAATGGTCTATTGGTGGAATGTTGCAATACAAAAGTCTCTAATCTTGAAGAAGGGGAAGATCTCATCTTATTTCAAGCAGTAGAGGCAAATTTAGGTTACAACGTTTTCCGATACAATAAAGAAGATGCTATGCAGCATATCAAATGGTTTGAGCATCGCGATCAGGCAATTGAGTATGCCTTTACTAAATGCGTAGAAGAGGAAATGAAGCTTGAAAAAGCTCCAGTCTCAACAGATCCAAAGATTGAGCCTTTTAAAAAGATCGAGGATAAATGAGTCGGTGCTATGACGAGCAATTTGTTCAAGACAATTCAGATGTTTGTAGTTCGGTATATGCCGTCCAAGAAGCTGTAGAGAGGCTTATCGAGGTTGTTGAAGCCAATAAGCCAGTAAGACAGCAAGATAGGTTTATTCAATTTCCGACTGCAATTTTTAGAGAACAACAATTTAGTCATTGCACAATAGAGATAGGGGATCAATTATCGATACCCCCTACTTTTTTGGTTGAAGTTGTTTTAACGACAAATGAAAAGAAAGTGATCTTCTTTGGGCTTTTGCATGATTGTGACAACTTTGTTGCTAAGGCTAAAATATTAGGCACTGAAGAAGCGTATGAAGCTATGTGCAAACACAATGATAAAATCAATGAGGGACAAAATGAAGCTAAATGAAGCCACAGTCGATAATGAAAAATATGCAGCTCAAGTTCAAGGAATATACAATACATTGTTGCAGATCGTCACAGAATGCCCGATCAATTCTGCCGAATGGAGTTATGGATGGGATATGCTGAGACATCATGTTGACCATTTTAAATATAGGGAAATGGAAAGATGTAATCGCCCTGTAATGGCAATTCCTCAACCACCTTTGGAGGGTGCATGCTGCAACTAGATCCACCTATCCCAGTAGTTACGCCAAAGGGAAAAGCTTTAGCCTATGGATGGATAGACAATGGGGTCGAGCATGATTTGCAATGGATTTGTGCGCAAGATTCGACAGGGGAGTGGTGGACATGGCGTAATCAGCAAGTGAGAGCGCAAATAAACATCACACATGGAAGAGATCACATTTCTCCTTTCTATGATCCTGCCGATGTTGCTTTTAAGGGGTATTCTAGCTATTCGCCCGATGTGCCAATAACCCCAGAAGAAAGTAAGCCAGCAAGACAGCAATGTTGGGGAGCTGGAAAAATCTTTGTGGAAAAATCTTATGGAGATAAAGAAGATAATAATCCATTAAAACAAAGATACATTAAAACGATTCCTGGGGAAGGTGTAGAAGCCTATCAATGGGAAGGTAAAATCGTATTAAACAACGATCCTCGATGGACTCCGTGGGCGCATTCCATGCCTGGAGAAGGTAAGTTCCTTTTCAAGGATTATAACGGAAAGATTTTTGAGGGAGAACATAGAGCTTCGAAACTTCGAGGAGGTTCTTATATTCTATTGCCACCTGAGTTTGATGGATGGAAAATTGAATATTGGTATCAAGAGGAGGGTGAATGGAAACGACCTTAACTGAAGAGCAGATCAATGAGATCCTAGAACAGCATAAAAAAGTACTTATAACTTTAGCTCAGAATACTAAGGATTTAGTTGACAAGATGGATATTAAAACAATTAAAGAGATGATGTTTAATAGAAAAGCTTTCAGGGCTTTAATGGTAAACACCCAGTGGAACTACGATATTGCCATCACCATTTCTCCAGTAAAAAAGATAGAAGAACAGAAATCTTGAAAATATTATTTTGATTAAATTCAAAATTGTGTAGTTTTCCCATGTAACCCAATGGAGGGAATATGAATGAATTTAAAGCAGGCAGGGGCAGTAAGGTTTCAACGTTAGAACCAAAAATGAGTAACCCCAAAGGTGCAGGAGCTAGAAAGGAAGAGAATAAAATCACTCAACCTGGAAGAGAAAAGTATGGATCAAACATGATGTCCCCAGTAGCAAAAGAGGGTCGTCGCGTACCATACGGCGGAGAGACTTACTAAAAGTTCTTCCAAGGGGCGGTTAAAAGCCTATTAGGAGAACACAATGACAGCAACTAAAGATATCAAACAATTCCAATTTTCGGATGCTATCAACCGAAGATATTGGGACGAAAAGTATGTCTACGAGACATTCCAAAATAACCCAGCGACTTCTAAAGTTGGTGGGGGAGCAGCAGGAGGAACGGCAGGGGACAATAATGTCCTGATTCTGCCTACAACTGCTTTTGAATATTCAATTCTCGGAACACAAACAATCACTGCCCCAGTTATTTCAGCCTCTGGGCTAGATCTGGGTTCTATGGATGCCACAGCGAATGATGGCTTAGAATTAAATCACGGTATTTTAGCAAGCCAGCCAACAGCCTTTATTATCGGTACAGACCCTGCTTTCTTTTTGAGAGCTAGATTCTCTATTGCCGATGTTTCAGGTACAGATGACTGTGCAGTCGGTTTTCGCCAAGTCGCGGCCAATCAGGCTAACATTGATGATTATGCCAATATGGCAGTCTTGAATGTAATTGCAGGAAACATCACCATTGAAACAATTCTAGCGTCAGCAGCTACAGTTAGCACAGACACGACTGATAATTGGCTGGATACAGAGACACACACGCTACAGATTGATGTGGATGCAGCAGGAGCTGTGACATATCGAATCGATGGAAGTGCGCCTACTGTAACGGCAGCATATTCATTTATTAATGGACTTATTGTAATGCCATTCTTCTATTTTCTAGAAGATACAGGCACAGCAGGGGCGGTTCCATTAATGATGTGGGAATGCGGTTTTCAAGTTGGTGCAGCTATTGCTTAATAAGAGGGGAGGGGGATTTCTCCCTCCCCTTTTGACTTGCTCACATTGTAGTCTGGATACAGACCAATTCTTCAGTCTTCACTAAACAGAACCGACCTTTTTCCTGAGAGTCAGGGATCAGAATCCAATCGTTCTTTGCACCATCAATCAGAAACTTTTGAAGGGTTCCTATCTCGGCATTTGGAACTTGCAAGACGTATGTATGTTCGACTTCGTTTTTGAAGAGGAACTTGATAGAGACTCTTTTAGTGGGTAATTCACTGTTTTCACTCATCTTCGACTTCCTCATTATTTAGGATTTTAATAGCGTCAAGTATTGGTTTTACAACAGTGTCATCATAGCCCAAAACTTTTTCCAGTCTAGATAATTTAGTTTTTAAAATAGCGTTTTCTGTCTCTACATTATGAATCATATCAAGCATGTCTTTATTAGTTCTTTTGGCTTTTAGCTCTTCGACTTGCTCGCGCACTTCTGCCCACTTGGTCAAAACTTCATGCGGAGCTTCACAATTTGGGCAAGATTTATAATCATAATGTAATGCCCTGTAGATATCTGAAGACCATCCTTTACAAACTGGACACTCTGCTCTATTTCCCATTTTGCACCATCATAGAAATTTTATCTAAAACCAGATTTAATGCTTGAGCCAATGATAAAGGCGTAACGGATTCATTGTATGAACGAATTTGCGATCCTAAAGTAGTTGAAGAGCAAATTTCGCATAAAAGAACCACAGGAGTTTCTTTCCTTTCTCTCATATCAGGATTATCAAATTCGCATAAAGGAGCAGGACATTGACAAGTATTGCAATACTCAAACTCATCGTCTTCACCTTCAATTTTAATAAATTTATATTCAAACTTCATCTTTATTCACCTCATTTCGTAGTAAAAATGCTTGATATAATAATTCAAAGAAAAGTGTTCGAAAGATTCTTTGATAAAATCAAATTCATAAGCTTCTAATTGCTTAGGAAGCTCTGGTGATTCATTATTAAGCAGAGATGTTTTTCCCATGCTTGATTTCTTTGGAATTCGATAGACTTTATGATGAATTATGTCGCCTTCAACTCGCTTTTCATGTTCCCATCCCTTGTCATCTTTGTAGTGAAAAATCGTGACTATTACTTCATTTTTCATTTTGCAAAGCCTCTTCAACTTTTTTTCTCATTTGAACAGCTTGGTCTTTTGCAGTTTTTTTGCATCCATTACAAATTTTTCCAGATTCAATTTTGCTACGACAAATATGACATAAATTAATTTTTTTCTTCATTCTCACCAGAAAGCTGAGGTTTAATTGATTCCATTTTTAAAGTTGCATAAAGTCTTTTAGTGTCTCCATCTAAAATAATAGGAACCTTACTAAGAACTCTTACAAGCTTTCCTACGACATATTCTCTAGTTAAAATCTCTACGCCTTGTGAAGTTTTCTGACAAGAGCATCGTGAAAGCAAACAATACAATTTTAATAATTCATCCTCTAGGCTTTCCCAACAGGTGCTATTATCCATAATTTCTTCAGCTTTTTTTAACCATTCTTCGCTAATCATTGTGTCTCTTCATAGTTTTGCATTCTCGATATTACCTTAGATCCTTTCCAAAGCTTTTCCTGTAATTTTAGACAAATCCTTTTCTCATTGTCGTCAAGTATCAGGTGGTGTGAAGTGTGACCAATACAATAGAGTAGGCAAACAACTTCCTCTTCCGTGAAGCTGAATACTGCATTGGCATATCTTTTAGGTTTTATTTCTTCCATTTGTGATCCACATAATCGGCATCCAAAGGCGAGGGCTGTTTTGGCCTAAGTCTTTTGATGACACTTTCCAATAATATTTGATGAGAATTCACAAGTGGAATATCTGGGTTTTGTTTATAAATTTCATCCAAGACAATATCCATAACATCCTCTAAGACCTGGTTTATCACCAGGTCTATAATTCTGTCTGCATGCTCAGAAAATATTTTTCTTATCAATAAATCTAGCTCTGACATTCTGGGTCTTCTCCCTGATCCATGATGAGTTTCCAATAATAGTCCGCCATCTCAAAATAATAATGACTCCAAGTCAGTTTATTCTCGATATAATGCCATTCCTTACCTTCATATACTCCAGCATCGATTAATAATCTTCTAACAGTCTCCACAAGCTCAGCACCTGGGATAGGTGTCCCAACTATATCAACAGCTTCTTTAAAGCAGTGTGTAGCCTTCATTCTAAGGACTGTGACCTTAAGATGTTTGCACTTATGAAAGGCATCATTATAGGTTTTAGTTCCGTTGTTTTTATGAAAAATATATTCCCTTTTCCAAATATCTTTTTCAGAGACAATGCGATGAGATTCATCTAGGGATTTTATTGTGCATTGTGCGCTAGGAACAATTTCCGAGGCATTACAAGTCATAAAAGTTATCAGAGACATAAAGGCTACGCTTATTACTTTTTTCATTTTTTTCTCCTTAATTGTGTAAAAGATCTGCATAATATTGACATTGCTCAAAATGGTATTGTGACCAATAGAGCTTATCAGCGATATAGTCCCATTCATCCAAACAATGAAGTCCATATTGCGACAGCATTGTAGAAAAAGCCACAACTAAAGCAGCCGTAGGGGATTTTGTCGAAGCCATCGAACAAGCGGCCACCCAGGCATCTCGACCGATTTGTCTCCAAGTTAAATTAGGTAAAAACCAAACCCGATTGTACGCATCGTTATAGGTTCTGACGGCATTAAAATGATGATTGTCATAAGCTTCCTGCCATTTTACTTTTTGGCTTTGAGATGGTTGCTGAGGATGACGACCTCCCCATTGACTACGACACACATGATTTTGAAGCTGAAACTCCTTCTCTAAAGGCATGTGAAGCTCGTAAGACTGGGAGTATTCTGAACAATACCCATAGTCTTTCATGTAGCAAAATAGCCCAAAAAAGAATAAAGCGAAAAAAATCGCCCATTTTAGAATTTTATTTCGAGTGCTGTTTTTCATTCGTTTTCCTCTTTAATTGTAATGAGTCAGGAATACCCCAATCGTCTCTAGGGATATAAATCGCTTCATATCCATCTGGGACTGGAGTTCCCTTAAATCTGTCGTTACCCTCATAAAGGGTATACGGTACTTCATGAGTGTCATAATATTGTTTCATTCGTGCAAAATCTGTTGAGTCTTCGGGGTGCAGGATACAGCTCATTCACTCCTCCAAAACTTGCTCTTTCGTAAGTATTGTTCAGCTCTTTTAATATTCCATGAATTCATTCTAGAAAGATTAGAAAGTCGGTCGGCGAATTTAAGCATAATGCCACGCTTGGAATTCAATCGGGGAAAGAAAAAACCCTTCTCATCTGGCTTTCCTTCGTGAGTAACTTCATTGACAAGCTCGGCAATGTCTTTGCCGAATTCTTTAACTAGTTCTGCGTAGGTAGTTTCAGTGTCTTCAAGAGTATCATGCAAAAGAGCAGCGCAAAGAAGCTCATATTCTCCAGGCACTAAAGTTTCAAGGCATCTGTAAACGCGATAGACGTGAAATGTAAAATAATTTTTACCTTCATCATCTAATTGATTTCCATGCTTTTTTTTAGCAAATAGATATGCCTTGTTTATTAGCTCTTCTTTTCCTATAGGATTGTGATGAGGGAAGGAGTCATCCGCAAGATTTCGGGCGTAATTAATCAACGCCTGCACATGCAAAAGTTCATCTTCATTCAATCGGGGTTTTATGTGTTCGAGCTTCTGCTCAAAAAAATCAACTGCGTTCACTTGCTCTCCATTTTTCATCCAATTTGTCATTAAGTTCTTTTTCAACTTCCCTAGCTTTCTTCCAGCTAGATTCGGCATTTCTTTTTGCAATCAGATAATCTATTCGAAGAAAAAGACCATTAGAAACGACAGCTCCAAGAGAAAACCCTATTGCAAAATTGTAAAAGATATCTAAATCATACCGATAGCCAATAAGACAGCAAGCCAGTATTGCATATAAATTCACCTTATCGGCTAAGGTTAAACTTTCCTGTTTCATTAATCTCCATAATATTTAATTTCAGCCTTCACGCCACACCAAGGGCAGAAATTGACTTGGTATGTTCGACCTTCTTTTTGTTTATCTGTGCCGTATTCTTTGACCCAAAATTCTCCATTGGGACGTTCTAGGCAAACACAACTGACACCTCGTTTATTGCAGTGATGAGGTTTGCAACTATGAGACATATCTCCCATTTTAAGCCTCTCTTCGATATTTCTGACGTATCGACCAAGCCTAAAACCCAAAACCATTCCAACAAGTGATATAAGGGCGCATATTTCCATTATTCCACCCTCTTATACTTAATCAACTTGCCCTCGCCTCCGCTAGTGCTTGGGTGCAACATAACCTCTGTAAGCATGTGCTTAGCCATTCTTTCCATCTCAAAAAAATAGCTACCTCCTTCACATAATCCAGGGGCAATCGATGACTCGATAGTTCCGCACTGCGTAATAATCACAGGCACATAAATGTATTCTTCAATCTTTCCGTTCATCTGGCCTCGTCATTTTTCTAGGTTCTGATAAAAATCTGCTTTTGTCTCCATCATTATTTAATGGTGAAGGAAATGCTAAATCCATTGTAGGTAAATCTACAGGTGCTTCGGCTATCATTTCAGATAGCTCTTTTACGGAAACTTTCATTACCGAAAACTTTTCAGGGCAAAAATGTTTTTTTAGTTTAGTAGCTAGTTTCTCAATATAATCAAAATAAGCTAAATTCGGATGTTTTTGTTGCCCATTTATCGCGTAAGATTGAATATTGCAAATAGATGCTTTAATCTCATCATCGCTCATTTTTTCATGTGGCATTGGTTCCTTTATCATTAAACCTCCTCAATACTATCGATTTGCCAATCTTCATGTTCTGTACTAAATTCATCGATATTATCTTTCTCAATCATCTCCTCAACTACTGCAAGAGCTGTTTCGCGATCGGGAGCATCAATCTCTTCAGTAGTAAAAACATTCTTCATTAATTGAATTTTAAACTTCTTCATTTAAATATCTCCATTCTGTAACAAAATCATCTGCATGCTCCCATGAGTCATGGAACCATCTTGGTCGTCCAAGTTCGTTTACCCCATCAACCCAAGAGATCGCTTCGTGAAATGGATTTTTCGCCATTACTCTCATCTTTTGAGGGGGGAGCTGTTCTTTTGTTTTGAACCACATTGGAATCCTCGGTAAAATCTAATTGCTTAGGTTCAGGAAAAATTTGACGCAGAGTGTCTCGAATGAGATCGCTTAAAGTGTAAAGTTTTCCTGATTGCCTGGTATAGGACATGGCAATACTTTTTAGGTGAACGGCCAAAGCGGTTGGACACTTAAAAGTCACGACTTCATTTTTCCCTATCTTTTTTCTCACAACTTCCTCGTTTGTATGTCGGTAATACACTAGGAAATTATGAGTCTTTTTGTCAAGATTCAAAAACCGAAGTTGGAGGATTTTTTAAGATAGGGGGTTGTCCATTGGTGGGATCGGGTATGCCTTTTTGTTGGCAATAGGCTTGAATTGCTTTAAAGCCTTCGATCTGGAAGAAGTCAGCGGTTTTCTTCCCGAACCAAAAGTAATTCGAGAATTCTTCGCGTCCTGTCTTGTTTGAGACATATTTTTCGTTAGGGTAGGCAATATACAGCCCGCCATCTTTTCGGCGAATCAAGAGCAATTTAGCCATGTAGAAGTCCATGCTTATGATGTGCATGCCCATCGTACAAACAATGCTGCCTGGCTTATCTGAAATACTCAGATAGGTTACGGTAATACGTTCTGACATCAAAATCCATTATTTGTTTAAATTTGTTTTACAAAAAAATGTTAGTGTTTCAATAACTTTTTCATCTAAAAATCCTACGCATGCAATACCGTCAGGTTTTTTAAATTCAATACGATCACTGAAAATTCTAAAATCAAATCCAGGTCTTAATCTACCAGCGAATTCAGATTCTACTTTTTGCGCTTGAACTGTTTTTAACAAAATCTGCGATTCCTGGATAGCAGCATTTTGCTCGGCAAGCTCTACAGGATCAATCTTCTCGGCGTTAGGTTTTTTGCGTTCTTTGACTAAAGTCCTAAGATAGGCATCTACTGAAATTATTTGAGTTCCATTAGCTAGCTGTTGCTCATAAGCGGCAATTGCATCTCGTATGACTTGCTCATCCTGAGTCGAAAAGAATTTCAAGGTGTTAAATTTGACTTTATGATTTTTCAAGAGAATTTGTGTTTGTTTTTCTTTTTCTGAAAGACCACCACCTGCCGAAGGCTTGCTTTCTGCGATAGCAGGTGTTGTTTCTTTACCAAGACGTTCTTTATAACAAGACGTAAAGTCAGGGTTTTCCAATTTGGATAATCCAGTTTGGGTAACCCCATCTGGCTCAGTTGAATTTATCACAGATTCAGTGTTTTCTGTTGGGTCGGTTTTTAGCTCTGGATAAATGCAATATTCATATTCATAACACTGCCAAACTCCTTTAATTCTAATGCGACTTCTTCTGACATATCCAGCTTCAATAAGTCGAACTATTGCGTTTTGATAAGCGTCCCATCCCATATTTGCCTGGATGATTAAATGGCCTTGTCTCAAAACCCAATTCGGACGATTGCCATAGTCAAAGATGATTAATAATAATTTTACGGCGTTGCCAGTGATCTTTTTATCGTAAAGAATGTGGGTAGGTATTGTTAAAGTGTCTTGCTCTTTTTTAGAACGGAAACGCTTGAATTGTGGATTTGAAGTTTTTTCCATTTATATTCCTTTTTTTAAGAAATAAGCTACGGAAAAAACCCTGTGACAGAAAAGTGCATATACTGCTAGACTGTGGATGTGGCAGATATGTGATTGTATTTGTCATAAGAGTCGTTCCATAGCTTAATTTTCGGTCAAGTTAATTAAGCACCTGTATCCATCTTCAAAACCCGATCTTCGAATCGGGTTTTGATCTTTCTACAGATCGTTTATATTTTTAATGCCAGTTCTTTTGAAAAAGCATTTTTCCTTTTTTTCTGGGAAGAGGGGCAGGGATTCCAGCATCGCGCAAGGGCGCGTACTTGTCCCATATCTCTTTCTCAGTTTTTGATAGCGATGCTGGCTGATAATATTCATTCGCCAACATAGCCATACAACACACGTTCGGAAAGTCACGTACATCGTCCTCCTTTAAAAGATTCTGAGCCTCCACTCCAATTTCCGAAGAGGGAGTGGCAAATTGAATAGAGTTCGCGAGTATCATTTCCCGAAGGAGTGGGATACCACGATTTTTCCATTTCAAGTCTTTGCGAGCATCAAAGAATCCAGGCAAAACGTGCGTCAACGTATCCGTTTCGTCAGAGACGACTTTCCGCCACGGTTTTGAAAAAATCGTAGCGTAGTGGTCAATCCTTGACTGAATTAATGCGTTAAGTGCATGGTATCCAAAATCCCATATTCGCGATACCATTTTTGACTCGAATGTGTAAATCTTTGTGCCTACGTACCTAGAATGGAGCAGAGCGGAAAAGGTAAGACAAATCTTATCTTCCTGCACGATAATGCCTACAACTGGATGGAATGAGCTTGGATCGCTGAAGCGAATAAGGTTCATCATGTCCTCGATATCGGTGAATTTTATGTCAGGGAGAACTCGGTCGTCGGAACGGAAGCAGTCTTCCGCCATATATTCCCTCAGCCAGACATCCTCTTTTCCTGCGGCGATCAGCTCAAGCTTTTTGTTATCCAGCCAAGTCGCAAGATGGGGGAGTGCCGTGTTGATGTAGCTCGAATAGTGCAGGCGGAAGCCTTCAACGTTGGCACGGATTCGGTCTTCCCATTCATGGAAATGATTCCGCTTTTTCGGGGGAGTACCTGACATCACGCATCGGGCATCGGGCTTGGCAGCAAGGTTAGGTTCCATCGCATCGAGATATTCCCCAGAGCAATCGGCCAATTCATCCACAATCAGCAGGTTAGGCTGGGTTCCTCTTCCTCGTGATTCGCTCCATGTTCCGATCAGCTTGATCGTGCTTCCGTTTCGGAATGTTATCATGTGCTTGTTGTTATCCACGTGATCGATGTATTTTTCGCACATCCAGGGGTCTTGAATGTCACACCATTGGATACGCTTTTCGTCCCAGTAAACCTCGATGGCTTGGGTGATGGTTGGTAGGCAAATGTAGATAGTCGATCGGGGAAACTCATAGGCGAAACGCCAGGCGATATCGATGTTTGTAGCTGTTTTGGCTCCTTTACGGCCAAAGCGGACGAAAATGTATTTTTTACCCTGGATGAAGAAGGAGTCGATGATTTCAACTTGCCCACGGTGTCGGACTCTTAAGCTTTCCCAGTCTTCCATGAAACTGGCCGATAGCTCTTCGGTAAATTCTTTTCTTTCCTGAGAAACGCTCTGTTTTTTTGCGTAATACTTGGGTTTTTCTGGAGCTTCAGCCTGGTTAGGCTTTTCTGTTTTGTTTACCTGTTTGTAAAATCCCACCAAAATTCCTTGTGCCAAAATAAAATTATTGTTTATATCAACTTAAAAATTGTATATAGCACATAGCAGGAAAATGATTATTTTAGAATACATGATTTTTGTGGGTGTACTCACGATTGGATATGCGTTGTGGGAGCTGCGTGAGAGGAATAAGATCCTTATGCAGGCACATAACGAACTGGTAGAAGGCTTACAAAAGCAATTCCTAGTCATGGCGACTAGAAGCGATTTAGATACTTACTGGCAAGCCAGCAAAGACGAGTGGGATAGACTAGTTCGATGTCTTCAGATTGAAAATGATAAACGGCATGTAATCATGCACGATCGCTTCGATGACATCCAAAGAAGTTTATTAAGCAAGACTGATTTCGAGAAGTATCAAGTAGAACTCCGCGAGAAAGAGGGCATTTTGTTAGAAGCCCAGAAAAAAATCAAGGAAAACCGAATGAAAACTATGAAAATAGCTTTTGGCGGTAAAGAGGAAGAGTAGATGAGGGAAGACGCAGCAAGGTATTTCGCCCAAAAGAATCTTCCTTATGTTAAACCGTTTTATACTGTAAATCAAGAAGACGAAGGTGACATTTTAGATTGGTTCAGAACGACTGATACTTACCTGCAAATGTATTATCAGCCAGTTTTCCGCGAACAGAAAGCAAATTTACGCATTTTCCTTAGTTTGGGTGTAAATCCAAACTTCTTTAGCCCGATGGTGGCTGTTTACCTCCAACAGGGTGTCATTGACGACCAGCCTGACGAGATCTTCATCAATGAATTCTATCGCTTGGTGATGGATTCCGTCAGCCTGGTTGTATCCAACGAATTGACGGCGCAGGTCTTGCCGAATAACGATGACTATAAAGATAAGATCGCTGCCAAATTCGTGAAAATGTGGCTCGACAGCTACTCTTACGACTTGGATATCGATCTTCAGAGGATCAAATGGGAGATCCAGAAAAACATCTTCGGTGAAGCGTTTGTCATTCCTGAGTGGGATGAGGAAGCAGGGGACTTGCTCAAAGAGGCTAAAGTCTATGCCAATGAAGACATCTTCATGGTGGACGAAGAAGGCCGTGAGATAGTTGACGAGCAAGGTAAGTTAATAAAAGTAAGAAAATATCTACGGCACGGCGATGTGACCCTGGCAAATCCGATGCCATATCATGTGATGCTCGATCCTAAATTCCGCTATGAGGACTGCAATTGGTTTTACTGGGTAGACTGGATGGAAACAGAGTACCTTGAGAAAAAGTACAATCAGAAGTTCAAGCAGGCCGAAGGAAAGGTAAGATACGATGCTGTTGGGGGTTTTGACAAAACTACGCAGAATCATACTCTGGTTTATAAATTTTTTCATCGATCACATCCATTCCTGCCTGAAGGCAGGTACATCATGTGTACCGAGGATGTCTTGTTGGTTAATAAGACGCTCATTGAGAATCCTAGCCTAATCGAGAATAGAAGGTTGCCTCTGATCCGATTCAGCGAAATGGACATAGGGATCGGCACACGGTGCTGCCCGATGCTCGCTCGCAACACACGTCCAATCACTAGTGGCATTAATCGTCTGACAAATCAGATCTACAACAATCTTGAAGCTGAGAGTCCTAAAATTTTCGTCCACGAAACAAGCGGAGTTGACGCTCAGAGGATGCCCAACGGCATCTGTGTCATGGAGTGGAGGGGGAATCATAAACCTTCGATTGAGACACCTCAGACGAACACAAGCTCGATCTTCAAATTCCGAGACGATCTTAAGAAGAACTTGCTCGAAATGGGGATGACTACCCCAATGACGAGGGGGGACACGCCGAATGCTCAGCTTGATAGCTTTATCGCTCTCCAGCACTTTGAGGATCAACGTGTGCAGCTCGCAGCTCCTTCGATCAAAAACCATATCAAATCAATGGAACATCTGTTCCGTAATATTATTTCATGTGCCAGGGATCACTATGATGAAGATGAAGACCGTCTCATCAAAATCGTAGGTCGAAATAATAAGGTAAATCTTAAATATTTCAAACCAGAAAATCTGCAAAAAGTCTATGACGTTAAACTCTCTACTACAGGGAATTTAGCTAATTCTAAGGCTGCCCGAACTCAGCTTATGATGACCATCAAGCGCGAGTTTCCGAATGTTATTCCTGACGAGCTTTTTGTCGATATGCTCGGCCTCTCCCAAAGTGAGAAATTCACCAATTCTGTCACGGCTGCTGTCAACTCAGCGGAATCCGAAAATGAAGACATGCTCAATGGCGAACCGATCCAAGATCCAGAGCGATATGAAGACCTTATCACTCACTGGGACAGTCATAGAATCCCCATGCAAACGATGGAATTCAAGACTTCCCCAGAGGAAATCAAAGACTTATTTGAGCGTCACATGACAGCCACAGAAAAATTAATGTACGAGCAGGCTAGGGAAAGTCCAGGGTTCCAGCAGCGTTTATTGACCTTGCGTCAGTTCCCGATGTTTTACTTCCCTACGCCGTTGAATGAGCCTCCTCAGCCCATGATGCCAGAGGGGCAAGAGTTTGGGGGTGTTCCTGAAGAAAACCTTTCTGCCCCAGCGGAAGATATGGGACTTCCCCCTTTTGATGTAGAAGAAGAACAGGCTGCGGCAGCCCCAGCCGAAAATATTATTTAAAGCGAACTCAGACCAAAAAGGAAATTTCGCATGACAGCACTAGTGAGCCAACAAGAGTTAGAAAATTACGAACCGTTTGAAGCCTTAAAAATTCAAATCGAGAACAAAAAAAATGCCATTCAAGAGCAAAAAACAAATGAAGTTCATGTTCCAAAACCATCCAGAGATAGCGAACAAGTGGGTGACGGAGCAGAAATCGAAGAAGGAACCGATCATACAGAAGTCCAAAAAGGCTTTTTCCGCTTCCAAAAAGGCGATGAAGCATTCGACATAGATCCAGATGCCATGATTGAGTTTAAGGCTGATGGCAAGCCAGTAAAGATGTCGATGAAAGAATTACGTGATGCAGCAGCAGGCGGAGTGGCTATCCGAAATAGGATGCGCCAACTGTCTGAGCAAAAGAAAACGATGCTGGAACCCTTCGTAAATGCAGGGAAGAAGGCAATGGAAAACCCGATGGGTGCGTTGAAGCAGATGTTTTCAATCGTCCAGAAAGTTAATCCAGACCTTGACTTCAAGCAGTTTTTGCAGGGTTTAGGGAAACAAGCTCAGAGCCTATCCAAAATGGCTCCCTCTGAGCGTGAATCCTACGAACTGAAACAGGAATTGCAGGAACAAAAGGAACAGACTTCAAAAGTGTTAAATGAAGTCAAAATCCAAAAGCTCTCAATGGAGCTGATGGAAGACACAGGACTTTCAGAGGAAAAAATCTTCCAGTTCGGAGAGGAAATTCTCAGAAATCCAGTGTTGAAGTCCACGATAAAAGATGAGAAAGACCTCTTTACTAGGATTGGAGATTTGGCGGAAGAAGTAGAACTCCAGCAAGCGTCTTATGATGCCCTGAAGAAGTACAATTCCAAGATGACTCCTCGTGATCCCCTCGTTTTTGAACTTTCTAAAATCTTAAGACAAAATCCTGACTTTGACGAGCGCGACTTGCTCGACATAGCCAAGAACGTTGTCGGAAACGTTCAGCGTACGGACGCTGCGCGTGTGCTAACTAAACGCCATAAATCGGCTGCCATTAACTACAAATCCCCTGAAAGGGATCTAGCTAAAATGACTCCTTTTGAAGCGTTGAAGTTGCAAATAGAGCAGAGGAAGCAACAACAACAAAAAAGGTAAGATTACATGAGTTCAGTCGTACAGCAGATATCGCTGACGGATCTGTCGAACCTATACCAAATCGCTTACGGCGGTTTTGAGACAGACGCAGCAGGGTGGGATAACCGTCAATTGATTGGTTATATCCAGAAAAACCAAAAGTTTGTGGGTAGCAAACTTCAAATGGCTCAATTAGTTGACTACGGTGGCGGACAATCTTCGGGTGCTTTGCCAGCAAGTTCAACTGCTTATATCATTCAGCCAGTTCTATTCGCTAAGAGCGTCTATTCAACGAGCGTTATCGATAACCAATCGATGAAAGCTGCGAGACGTGCAGGACACAATCTTGGGGCATTCGAAGATGCCACTCAGCTTTCGATGGAAATTCTTAAACAGAGTTTCAATGAGCAGGTGGCTCGTCAGTTTTTTGGAGATGGTACAGGGACTCTAGGGATTATTCAGTCGGTTACAGTAAACAGTCCAGGTGACTATTCAGTCACAATCACGACTGCAAGCTGGATTGAGGCCAATTGGATTAGAAATGACTTGCTAAACGTAGCGTCAGGAACATCCCTCTTTTTAATCACGGATATCGATCTCGATCTCCATATCTTGAGAATCGTTCGCCAAACAGGAACAGACGTTCCATTGGCTGCCGATCGTCTCTATAAGCAAAAATCTAAAGACAATGAAATGTTTGGTCTTAAAGGTGTTTGCGACACAGTGGCTCCAGCTAGTCTTTACGGTGTTCCAGTGGGTTATCGCTGGGCAGCTAAAACTATCGATGCCAACGGTTCCGCTCCTTCAATCAAGCTGTTCCGCAGACTTGACCAAGAGATGAGATTCCAGACACGTGGAGTATTGCCATCGGACTATATCTTCTCCCATACGCAATTGCGTCTGTTTGAAGATGGTGAAGATGCTAAATCGATCATCTATGTAGAGCCTGCAATTGCCCCTTCCATCGAAGCTGGAAGCCAGATTGCTGCTGTTAAATTGAATGGTCGTACAGTCAGAATCCACTGGAGTCCCTACGTAGAGGAAAATCGCATCTACGCCATAACCAGAACGAAGGTGTCATTGGAATTACGCCCTGACACTGGTGCTGGAGGGGAAGATTGCGGTGGATTTATTGAAAATGGTGACTCAATATTTTTTCCATTACACGTCTCAGGAACACCCTTGGACAGCTTTGCAATGTTTTATGCAACGTACGGAAACTTCTATATTCCGCCAACATTTGTTGGTTGCATAAAGAACTTAGCAACAGCTTAAGGAGGCTAGGATGTCTGATACAGGATACCCAGTATTCTACTCGCAGCCAAGCCCTCATGTTGACGTGTTCAGCATCGATGGTTCGGCTGTGACGGCTACTCAATCGGGAACTGGATTGGATGGGCGAGGAAAGGCGTTTTGCACGATCTCAAAGGTCACAAACGTTCAGACTATCGTCTTTAACCGATCACTTCTGGAAGACCCTTATGTATTCTTAACTGCTTTGACAGCAAATGCGGCCTATACGCTTGCATTTACTCATAGTGGTACGACCACAACAGGGATGACGATCACAGGTGTCACACGAGACGCAGACGCTACCCCACTCAATGATATTGACTGGCAAGTGCAAGTAGTTTCGTTTGGAACCATAAACTTTGTTCTTTAATTAGGAGGCAATCTCAATGAGTAATTCAGGTAATAGTGTAAAAAATGAAGACCTCAGAGAGGTTGCCTTTGGCGACATAACCACAAGTTATGTCGCCCTAGGCTCTCCCCTCGAACACGATGCGTTTCGCGTCACCGTCTGGAATAATACCGATGCTGATTTGTATTTCACGGTAGATCCATTAAGAGACACTAGAAAACAGCCAGGTAAGACAGGTCGGATTTTAGATGACAAGACTGATGATATGTACACAAGGATAGGCACTCAATTTTATGTAAAATATGATTCTGCCGACCCAGCACCAACGGAAAAGTCGTTTTGGATCGAAATCGAATATGTATGAGGTTTAAATGAGCAGTATTCAAGTAATTCCTGCCCCTTCTACAGGTGGGACAGTTACAAGCGTTTCGGGAACATTAAATCGAATCGTAGTCACAAACGGCACAACGGCTGCCGTTGTTGATATTTCGCCTAATTATGTCGGTCAGACAACGATTACGACATTAGGGACTGTCACAACAGGGACTTGGAATGGAACGGCTGTTGGGGCGACATTCGGCGGTACAGGTCAGACGACCTATGCTACAGGCGATATGATTTATGCTTCGGCAGCGAATACTCTATCAAAGAGAGCAATCGGAAATGAAGGTCAAGTTTTGACTGTCGTTGGCGGTGTCCCTGTTTGGTCGGATACGAGTAATTTCCAGGGTGTCGGGCAAACAATCGGAGCAGTCACAGCAGATCTGATCTCGGTTCCTTTGGGAGCTGTCGCAGGAACTTACCAATTTGAAGCCAGAGTAAAAGGCTATGAATCGGGAACTCCAGCAGGCTGCGGATATAACGTTTATGCGACTTTTACGACAGATGGGGCGACAGCTACATTGGTCGGAGTCCAGGACGTATTTAATGAGGACGGCACTCTAGCTGCTGCGGATGCTTATTTCGTGGCCTCTGGAAACAATGCGGTTCTTCAGGTTTTAGGTGTAACAGCCTTGACGATTGACTGGGATGCTGAAACAGACGTAACTTAAGGAAATAAAATGGCAGGTATTGAGAATAATATTGTCTATGGGGGTGGTTTTAAGCTTCAACCATCTTCAGCCAGAGATATCTCTGATATGCAGCGAACTGCTGTAGATGTATCCAGAATAAATCATACTGGAGATCCAGAAGGCGTTGTTTCTGCTAATCCTTCATCGTTGAGCCACGATCCAACAACTGGAGCTTTATATCTTAAGGCTTCAGGGACAGGGAATACTGGGTGGGTTCAGGTTCCTACTAGTGCAGCGACAACTTGCTTATTTTCCGCTTATAGATCAAGCACAGCTTCAGATGTCACAGGTGATGGAACTGTCTATACAATCCCTTTCGATACAGCCCTAGTCAATCTAGGGAGTGCTTATAATACAGGAACAGGGGTTTTTACAGCTCCAACTAATGGCAATTACTTATTTCAATCAACTGTCAATGTTTCAGATTTGCTTATAACCCATGCAGAAGGGATTTTTGCTTTTAATGGAAGTGCTTTTGAGAGCAGGTTTGCCAGATATAACATGGGTGCGATGGCAACAGCAGGAATATTTTCCGCTTCAGGGTCGCTTGTCGTTCCTTTAACGGCTGGTCAGACAATGTCTGTTTTTGCTTTTGCAACTGGTGGAACAAAAGTCGTTGATGTCGTTGGAGCTGCTTCTCCAGCCATTTATACTAATTTTAGTGGCTATCTAATCCCTTAAGGAGGTTCTAATGGCTCAAGGAAATATTTATATAGCGAATGCTAGTAATCAGCCTTCATGGTCGGCTGCCTCTTATCCAGCAACTGTCAATGCTGGCGATCTTATTTATGCCAGCGCAAGCAATGTTTTATCTGCATTGGCTGCTGGATCGGATACACAAGTCCTTACCTTGGCAGGTGGAGTTCCTACATGGGCTACCCCAACAACAGGGACAGTTACCAGTGTTTCTGGGACAGCAAATCGAATCACCTCAACAGGTGGGGCGACTCCAGTCATCGATATTTCGGCTTCATATGTTGGTCAGACTTCTATCACGACTCTGGGTACTGTTACGACAGGAACTTGGAATGGAACGGCTGTGGGTGCGACTTTTGGAGGCACTGCGCAGACGACTTATGCTACTGGGGATATTCTTTATGCTTCGGGAGTTAATACGCTTGCTAAGCTGGCTGCTGGATCAAACACACAAGTCTTAACCCTTGCAGGCGGAGTTCCGACCTGGGCGACTCCAGGAAGCGGAACCTTAAGTACTGTAAATTTTACTTTAACAAATGCTCAGATTAAAGCGTTGCATGCGACCCCTATACAGCTCCTTCCTGCGCCTGGTGCTGGAAAGGCTTATATTATAGCTTCTCAGGTTGGAAAATTGATCTATGGCGGAACTAATGCGTTTACGGCAGGTGGCGGAGCTGCGATCGATCTCTATCGCGGAACCACTTCATTTGCTGGATCAATCCTTTCCAATGGAAACATGACAAGTACTTCCACAGTTTATCACTATACACCAGGTATTACTGGAGATTCAACCTCAGGCGGAGAAAACGCAGCTTTGAATCTTTATAATAACTCGGCAACTGAAATTGCAGGTAATGCAGCTAATAATAATACAGTTTCTGGATCGTTCACTTATTATATTGCTACATTTTAATTAAGGATTAACTATGGCTTCTCAATCTTCTGGTTTACAAAATGGCAGAATCAATGCGCGATTTGAGGCGATGGGAGCGCATCGACTTGGTATGAAATTGGCCGCTGGCGTTTTCAGTGTTTGTGGTGCAAATGGATTAGATTTATCCAATCTAAATTTGGGTTATGTCACCATTCCTACAAGAGGATCTCCAGGGTTGCTTTCGACCTATACTATCAATGCCAATCAATCCTTCATGGATTCTGCCAGTAGCGGAAGTACAATCATAGGAAATCTTTTTGGGACAACTGCGGGGGATATCTGGTCAGAAGATGTCCCTTTTTATCTTTATGCTTGTATCGACGATGCAAATTCAGCTCCCATATTTGGCATAGCTCGTGTTCCTAATCTGGCTCAAGCTCCAATAGCAGCAAATATCGGTACTCCAGCATCTGCCACAGCAGATGTTTCATATGGATTATTCCTTTTCAGTAGTGTAACGATAGCAAATTACGATTTAAATCCTGTGGTTTGTCTTGGTTGCTTTAGAATGAGAAAAATCACTGGAGATGATTGGACGGTGCAAGCCTTTGATAATTCAGATGGTGTTGGAAGATATTTTGAAGATACGAACTTCACTTATCCAGCAGGTGTCAATGGAAATGCTTCGGGAGCTTATTTTGCGGATAATGGAGGTACTGCTCCGACTTTCAGTGCCAATAACGTGTCCTATAAAATCAGTCGCGAGGGGATGCTTTGGTTAGGTGCGCTATGTGCCAATTTGGCTGTCCCTGGAACGGCAGGCGTAGGGGCTGTTGAATTAAGGAGTTTTCTTCCAATCGAATTTGATAGCACTATTTTTTCTATTGGATCTGGTAGTTATCAGAATTCCCCTGGAAATCCATTTAATAATATGGCTCCAATTTCTTCAGGTAACTATTTATCTTTTAGATTAAATAATGGAACTACTAGTTCATTAAATAATAATAGTTTTGATGGAACTGCTGGTTATGGGATTTACTGGGATATTGATATGCCAATTCGAACAGTTTAGGAGTAATATGAAATATTTCATTTTTATATCAATTAGTTTTTTACTATGTGGATGCACTTTGAGTTTTCAAAATATATCTACACATGGTACAGCTACAGATCTAGTGGATGAAAACCAATCTCCACAAAATGATATTTCACCAACTATTACAGCACCAATGGGGGCATTATGAAATTCGTTGCGACTTGCTTACTTTTATCTGCATTACAAGGCTGCTCTTTAATGAATCAGGAACTCGGCTTGAAAGATGATAATTTTTTTGAGCAGGCCACGGAAAAGTTTATCGAAGAAGAGACTGGAATTCAGGTTGAATTCACTCCTCACGAGGAGATGAAAAATGTTTCCTGAAGAATTGGAAGATAAATTCCTCGTTTGGGTAGGAATATTTATCGTGGGTTTTGCCTTGATAGGATTAATCATTTTTAACATGTGAGACGGATATGGTAGCAGAAGCAGCAGCTAGTGGCGGAGGCGGTGGGGGATGGGATGCCGCAGGAAAAGGCGTTCAAGCAATCGGAAGCTATTTAGAGAGTAGAGAGCGCAACGCAGCGAATAAGAAAATAGCCAAGATTGGCGCAAAGGAACAGAAACGGAAGACGAAGGCCGACTTGCTCGCAGAAGCGTTGTCAAGGGCTTATGATTCTTCTAAGGAACAGCGTAGTGGTCAAAGAGAGCATACTGGTAATCGTATGAAAGCTCTTATGGATGTGGCAGCTAACGTTCGCTCAGCATTATCAAAATAAGAGAGGAAATATGAGATACCCAAAAACAAAAAAAGAACATTTAGATCACAAGAGATTGTTAAGCATGCTCTCCAATCATTTTACTGATGATGAAAAGGAGATTCGTGAGGACGAAGATGAAGATGAGGGTCGCGAAGACGAGCCTAGAGACAATGAAAGAGGTTATGATTCAGACGAGTATTTTGAAAGGGATGGCTTTGGCGATCCTATGGATACTTTCGTTGAACCTTATCGGTCACATGAAAACCGTGAAATGGATTATGAGGACGATGAAGGCAAAGAAAGCGATGACCACGGAGATTATGACGAGGGAGGAGAATCTGATGAAGGCGGTAAGCGTGCTTCTAAAGAAGATAGAAAAAACATGTCAATTGTGATGTTAGGTAAGAGGATTGGAAAAAGTAAGTATAAGAAGATGTAGATGTTGTAAAGAACGTAAAGAAATAAGTTTTTTTTATAAGAAGTCTAATGGATGGCACTCAAGATGTAAAGATTGTTTTAGAGGGCTAAGAGCTATTTACAGGAAGCATAACCGTGAAAAGGTCTTAGCTTCACAGAAAAAGTACCGTTTAAAGAAGAAGGCTGAGAGGAAAAAATGGGAACGAGAAGAACAGAGGAGATTATCGAGGAAATAAGAGGGCTTTCATACACAGAGGATTATAGTTTAACTGAAGGCTGGGACAACAATGTCATGGTGGACATTCTCAATCGTAGCTTAAACAATATCTACCATGCGATCACAGAAGTTGATAACCCTGCCTATATTAAGGAGTATGTCACTGATGTTTTTTCAGGTCAGCAAGCTTATGATATCCCTTACGAGGTTTTCATGGCGATTCGGATCATGGATGTCCGATTTCTCTTTGGTGGAACAGCTTATCAATTTGTTACTCTTAATCAAGGGATGATTCAAGACAGGTTTGATTATCCTGTCAATATTCCTGATATGTATTGTATCAGAAATGGTCAAATCCTTCTCTCTCCTACCCCAAACCTAACAAAACTGAATTCTTTGATAATAAATTATCAGAGAAGGATGAGGACTCTGGATATACGCAGGGGTCTTGTCGCAGCAATCAGGACTTCACTTCCCTATTCATTCGATCTTAGTTTTCTGACTACAAGCCAAAAAGATGCTCAGATGAAGCAATACGCTGATTCTCAGCTAGACAAAGTAGACTTCTGTTGCTTTGTAGACCGTTTTGGAGTCCCTGTAGTCAATGGAATTCCTTTGAATGGATACAACACGGTGACGCAGATTTTAACTGCCGATCCTAATTACATCATGCCTGCTGTTGAACTTGCAGCCTTGAATGCTTTAATCCTTGCTGGCGATCCTGTCTATGTAGTCAGAGGAAACTTTGCCTCGACTCATTCAGATCTGGATACCCAGTGCGAAGATTACTTCATTGAGTACACGATCAAAAGAATGTTGAGACTTCAGTCTAATTCTGCTGAGGTTGAAGAGCAATTGATCGAAGAGAAACAAATTCTAGACCTTATTATTAATGCTTTTAGAAGGTATCGACCAAGTGTTTATCCTGTGAGATGGGTGGATAACTTCAGAAGATCTTCGTTTCCTTTCGGAAGACGTGGCATTTATTAGTAATGATGTGTTAAACCATTCTCCAAAAAAGGAGAATGTTATGAAAAAAGGTGTAAGTGGTGTTTATAAAATAATTAGTAGTTCAACAGGGAAAATTTATATAGGAAGTTCAATAAATTTATTTTCAAGGAAGCAAAAACATTTAAATGATCTTAAACTTAATAGGCATTCGAACAAAATTATTCAAAGAATTTATAATAAAAATGGAATGAAAGATTTTGTTTTTTCGAAGATTGAATATTGCTCAGAGAAAGATTTAATTGAAAGAGAGCAATATTATATAGAATATTTTAGATCCTATGATAAAAAAATAGGAATGAATATTTTAAGGTTTGCAGGGAGTGCTTTAGGTTTGGTGATGTCTGAAGATGCAAAAAGCAAAATCAGTAAATCACATTTGACACAGGAAAATAAAAAAAGAAGATCAGAAACTTCAAAACGACTTTGGAAAAATAAAGAATATAGAAAATTTCACGTAAAAGAACGCTCTGAAAGATATCAGAATGCGGAATTTGTAGAAAAAAGAAATAAGACATTTCAATCAAAAGAATATAGAGAAAAAAGGTCTGAGATAGCTAAAAATATTTGGAAAGACCCTGTTAGCAGAGAGAAATTAACAAAAGAAAGGTCTGAAAGATGGACGGACAAAAAACGAAAAGAAATGTCCATAAAAACAAAAAAAAGATTTCAGAAAGAAAACATGAGTGCATCGACTCGAAATAAGATTTCCTTATCTGTAAAAAAATCCTGGGAAGCTAGGAAGGCAAGAGATAAATTTGAAGCATGTAATCACAAAAAGTTACTCGAAGCTTAGAGGGTTTTCAACCGATTCTAAGTACATTCGTCCCCCAGAAGTCGCAGATATTGTCGTCAATATGATGAGGCTTCCTGATGGAACGTTTGCTCCTCGCCGTGGGTATCAATATATTGCAGCAGGTCGCGGAGGTCTTGGGAATGGCGTTTATGAGGATATTGATACTAGAACTACTCGCGAAGTCACAATCGACTTGGATGGTAATCTTTATTTAAAAGAAACAGGCTCTATGACAATCGCCTTTGCAGGCGTGAATTCTAAGGAGTATGTGACCTATGAAATTTTTGTGGACGATGCGAATACTTCTGACACTGCTGAATGTGATTTTGATCCACTGGCTGTAATCAATGAAGAAGCCCTGGTCACGGATTGCATAGATTTCAGAATGAAAAAAGTGACGAGCTTTTCCCAGGCGATCGGCACAGGATCGGCGACCTATGCAGGGATCTTGCCTGGCTTCCCACTTACTCCAGGCAGCGTCAAATTCACAGATGGAACGCTGACTCTTTTTGATACTGGCGATGGTGGATTCTTTGGAAATACAGGTGTCGGGACAAATTCAATAAATTACACGACAGGTGCTTATTCGATCACGTTTTCGGGTGTGACGGCTCCAGTAACGGCGACTTATCAATCTTCCCTGCAAGTGGAATTTTCCCAGTGCATGGGTAAAGGTTTCGATGTTGCCCTCCCTTACCAGATTTCCTCTTTAATTACTCAGATTGCAGCTATTCCAGGCGTGACGGTGACGACTACTGGATCAATCGCTCAGCCAGGGGCTTTCATTGAGATCCAACAGGAAACAATCATTCCAGATGGAAAATCGGTCACTCTGACTTGGTCTTATTGGGTGTCCGCAAATCGTACATTACCTAGTACTTTTGCAGGATTGGCAGCTCAGATCAATAGCCCAGATTTTAGGATCGCGGTTTTTGCTCCCTATGAGGAAGAACTCTATATCGCCACTGGGTTTGATCCGATTATGAAGTATGACGGTCAGACCGTTTACCGTGCAGGGATGCCAGAAGGTGATGCTCCGTCCCCAGCTATTGGAGCCGCAGGAAATGTTGATATCGGGGATCATAATTACTACATCACTTATGAGCAATTAGACCATACAGGAAGAATTGTAGAGGGTGTTTTATCTCCAGCGACACTTCTGGCTGTAACTCCAGCTTCAATCATAAATGTGACTGTTGATAATCTTGTTGCAGGTACAGGATGGAATACGGATGGGGCGGTCGTTTTAGGTAATCAAGTTGCTGTAAACACTATTATTGTTAATCCGTTACCTACTCTCAGCATAGGTGACGCAGCGTTTTTTATAGATTCTTCGGGAGTGGAACAGACTAGATTGGTAACGGCGGTTACGGCCAACTCAATTACAGTTGATGGTGCGCCAGTTTCAGTTGATAATGCGATGCCGATCTCAAACAATCTTAAGATAAATATTTGGAGAACGACTGTAGGGGGTACAATTCCTTTATTGGTCAGGACAGTCCCTAACAATTCGTTTGCTGCGACTAATGTTTGGGTGGACAATATTTCGGATGCGAATTTGATAGCTACAGGAAGGGAGTATCAAACGCCAGCACGTGCGCCAAATCCTCCGCCAGTGACAGGTGTGATCCTGACCTATAACAATCAGATCGTTTACACGGAAGATCCCACGAATGACGATTTTGTCTGGTATAGCGAGCCAGGGTTTCCCGAATATGTGCCTTTAGCCACAAACTTCTTTATCCTGCCTTCGGTCGATGATGCGGTCACTGGCGCAGGAAGATCAGGCTCGACCCTCATTATCACTAAGAACAAGTCAATCTATGCGATTTCAGGGGAATTGGCGACAGATCAGTTTACAGTCGATGCGGTTGCCCCAGGATCAAACATTGGGTGCGTCTCCCATCATACAATCACGTCCGTTGGTGGATTGCTTTACTTTACCCATACAAACGGAGTTTATGCGCTTTCTGAGCAAACCCTTTATCCGAACGATGCTTTCGGTAATCCAATCCCTCTTTCGTTAATGATCGATCGCCTCTTTAGGGAAACAGATCTGGATCGCACAGCCAGATATCAATTCCGCAGGGCGGTCGCAATCAACTATACGAAGGACAATCAATATATTTTATTCTTACCCTCAGAAGATTTAACAGGAGCAAGGGGAGCTAATGACAACAGCAAAGTTTTACTTTACGATTATCAAGGAAAAAATTGGTTTATTTGGACTCGAATTAACGCTGCTGGTGGCATGTACATATTGGATGATAACCTCTATTTTCAAGAGAGAAGGCTAAAGAGCGGAGGCTCTCTGGCTGTCAATCTTGCTCGCCAGCACAGAAAGTATCGTCTGATTGACCAAGTTGACCATGTGACCCCTATTCGCGTGACTTGGATCTCTAGCTGGGAAGATGGAGGGCAGCCAAAAGTTCGTAAGAAATTCATACATGCTGTCTTACTGTTCGATGACATTTCGACTCTTTATCAGCTCAATAAACCTAAGCTTTGCTTTAAAACATTTACTGATTGGATTGAAGGAAAGGTTAGCACAAGTGCAGATCTGATGCAAAAGATTAACTCCTCTCAGTGGAGTATTCCGCCGTGGAATTGGACTCCCTGGTCAGGCTATCAAGATTCCTTCATCATAGTGAATTTAAATAAAGGTACTGTTGCGAAGTCTATGCAGTTGGCTTTGCAATTGAACAAGCTGAATTCGACCTTCCGCCTGCAAGGATTCCAGCTTGATATTGCTCCAGACTTTAGAAGGGTGATCGTCCGATGATTTTTAATAACCCCCCCAGACTTCCATCGAATACAGGTGTTAATAAATATCTTCAAATTGACTTATTTTCGTGGATGAAAAGTTTGTTTGCTGGGCTTTTAAAATTAAGTTTTAAAGATAATTTTCAATCATTTACGGTGGAAGAATTAACAATTCCAGCAGGGACAGAGGTGAGTATCACCAATCAGCTAGGAACGATTCCAACAGCCAGATTGATTGTGCGCCAAACAGGCGATGGATTAGTGACGGATGGAGTATGGGACTTGCAGACTGTCAGATTGTTTAACAATGGGGCTGTAGATGTAACGATCACAGTCATTTTCTTTAAATAGAGGTATGTGATGTGGGGAGAACATAGAGAGAGACGTAAAGAGAAGCGCAGAATGAAGGAAATGCAGGCGAATGCAGATTTTCGCAGAGCGCAGCAGGCTGGGCAAAAGGATAATTCCGTGCAGGAATATCAGCAATACCAAGAAGAAGGAAGAAAGGCAGCGCAGCCAGGCTTGGATGATATGAAAAATCAGAGAGCAGGACAGCTTCAGGAATCTGTCAAAGAGGTTAGTACAGATGTTCCAGGTTTAACTCCTCAGCAACGTCAGCAATTACAAGAGACGGCCTCCAACGCAATCAATAAAGACTATCAGAATTATTCCAGACAATTAGCCTCCTCAGCAGGGGCTAGAGGTGTTAGGGGTGGTTCGGCAGCAGCTCAACAGATGGCTTTACAAGGTCAGGCTTTAGATACCAGAAGACAGTTTGAGCGTGATATTGGCGAAAAAGATATCGACACACAGATGCAGAGGCTTGCAGCAGCTTTAGCTTCTCTGGAAGGTAAGCAGGCTCAAACTCTCGGAGCGCAGTCGGAAGCTAGAGATTTTATTGAAGCTCAAAAAGAAAAGAAACGACAAAACGCTTTAGCGAATGTCTACAATAAACAATATCTCGCAAGGTAATTAAGATGGCAAAAAGACGTGTAGGAAATCCATTATTTGATACTGAGGAAGCAGAGCAACTAATCAATCTGCAAGATCCTAGCTTCCTGCAAGGTCTTGATGAAAGTGGCATACCAGAGGATGAAAATATTCAAGGTGTAGCAATGGAAGAACCTATGCCTCCAGATGCTCCGCCTATGCCTGTTAAAGATGCCAGACAGATTCCTCTTAATCCAGAAGATGATCCTCAGCTTGAAGATGCCAGAAATACTCCGAATGACTGGGTAAAATCCATGTATGGAATCGATCTGGATAATCCCCCTGAAGAAGAATATCCGCAAGATGCTATGCAGGGAATCGCTAGTTTGGCAACGCAAACTCCACAAGACGATTCTAATTACGGAGAAGGTTTTATTAAAGGGATGTCAGGGGATTTCGGAAAGAAAACCGATGATACAGGTCAAGGGTTTTTGAGAGGGCTAACAGGATTTACTGGTGATTTTCCCGAAAAGGAAAAGATAGCTCCAGGCGAAGACATGTACACTAAGGGGATGTCAACTCTAGCTAATCAAATGTTTAACTCTCCGATTCCTCCAAAAGATGAGTCTCCAGAAGGCAGGAATTTTGCCAGAGCTTTAGGGGGCGAACTTCCTGAAGGATATTCTCAGGAAGATCTCGCCAATTTAGGGATTTTTGCAGGGAATCAACCGAATGAAGAGGCTGTTGCTCCGCCTGCTCCGCAACAAAACCCGACACAAGCTCAAAATCCGCAACAAACTGAAGTGATTGAAAAGATCTCCAGTGGTGCGCCTCCAGTCAAAGCGCAAGTTTCAGAGAATGAGATTATGCAAAAAAGCCAGCAAGCCAGTGAGCCAGTATCTGGGGCTGTGGCTATGGGCATGCAAAATCCTTTTGTAAAGGCAGAACTTGAACGATTGAATGGAATTGCTGAGATTCCTCCAGAATTGACTCAATATGCCGAAGACTGGGAAGCAGCTTTAACCAAGCAAAAAGCAGAAAGAACAGCTCGCCAAAATTCTCTGCTTGAAAAATTAGAAAACAATCAGATGAGCGATTTTGATAAAATCGGCTTAGCTTTGGCAGTTGCCGTCCCTGTGATTATGGGATTGATGTATGGTGGGGCTGGGTTTGCTCTCGGCGCAGGGGCTTCTTTAGAGGCTTACGGAAAGCATAGAGCAGGTCAGGAAAATGAGAAAGCTCAAGCCATAAAAGAACTAAAAGGTATAGGAAAGGAAGAGGCTAAAGAAGCGGAAGAAGGATTAAAATTAGTCAAAACCAAGCAGGATATCGAGAATAGTATCCCGAATAAGGAAGTTTCTAACTTTGTCAAAAACAAAAAGTTTAGAGAATTCGGAGAAGATGTCGGTATTGGCATGGGAGACGAAGACAAAATCCTCTGGATGAATACAGAAAAATTAGCTGATACCGATGATCTTAAAAAGATCAGAGAAAGAACTAAAGAGGCTGAAGAGACAATAGGAACCGTTTCCAACTTCAATAAGCAGCTCGATGGTATCGATGATATCCTGATAGCGATTCAAGATCAAGATCCAGGGCTTTGGAATGTCCTTAAGAATGATTACTCCTTCTTAGAGAAGAACTCCCCTGACAGAATCGCCAATTCCTCATTTGCAGATATCCTGTCAATGGTATCGAAAAGCACAACAGCCAAGCCTGTTGAGATTGAAATTGTCGGCAGGGATGGCAAAACTAGAAAGGTCAACGCTCTGGAAGCTCTTTCTCAGCAGGTTAAAGCCCTTCAGAACGATTATAATAGCTCAGTCCTTAAGGGAAGTCGCCTAACACAAAACGTGATGACTCACTGGGCTGGAATTATGTTCGATCCTAAAGCGATCTCTCAATTTATGACTCAAGGCGTGAATGGATGGCAAGAAAATGCCTTCAATCTCCGCAACATTATGAATAGAAAAATCCAGGAAGAATTGACAGGATATGGGTTTATGCGTCAGCCAATTCAAGAAAAATATCCAGTCATGGAAAGAGAAATTCTGCGGCCAGTGGCAGCGGTCAACAGAGACATTACTAATAACCCTGATGCTTATAAAAACAAGGTGCGATAATGCCTATTCGGGATGCAGAAGTCGATTATATCGATAAAAAAAGTAAGACGATCCATTTAAAAGATGGGCGATCAGAGCCTCTTAGCGATGATGCAGCGTACTCTTTATTTGAATCAGGTGAAGCTCGGAATATTAGGCAAGGAACCAAGCAGGCTACTGAATCATTCGCGAAGGATCAGGGAGAGGGAACATTCTCTTTTCTGAGAAACTTAGGCGATAACGTAGCTTCAAAGTTTCTGACTCAATATGTGGCAGATCCTCTCATTGCTGGAGGCAGGGCGATTACGCCAGGCGAAGGGCAAGAGGATATGGGATTCTTCTCGCGAGTCTATGAAAATCTGGAAGCGAAGAATCGAGGAGAAAGGGAGGCTAGACAGCCGATACATGAACGGAATCCAAAGGCTTCATTGGCAGGCTCCGCTGGCGCACTCGGTATCGATGTTGCTTTGCCTACCCCAAAGTTTTTAAAGAATCCTGTGGCTGGTGGCGTGGCGTATGGTGCTTTGGCTGGAGAGAAGCCAGCTTATGAAGATCCAGTCGGGACAGCTAAAAACGCAGCGATAGGCGCAGGAATTGGATACGGTGCAGGAAAGCTTCAGAATGTCGCCAATCAAAGGCAAGCTCTCCGCAGCCATTCCGAAAATGTAGCTAGGATTGGCGAGACTAATCAACAGGCACAGCGAGCCTTTGTTCAAAATGTGGATCAGAAACTGGCAGGCTTAGAGAAAAACTTGCCTAAAGCTGGTGTAGGAAAAACATCTTTGAATATCCCAGGCTTTGTCAATGCTGAGATTAATGTCTCGCCAATTGCTGGCTCTTCTGAAGCCACCGGATTAATCAAGTTCTTTGAAAGTGTCGAGAAGGGTCTTCCTGCCAATGTCAGAGAGTCAGATATCCGAAAGCTTTACAATATCATTGAAACAAAAATGGCAAACGCCACGGCTAATGAAGCTCCTTTGCTGAATAGATTCAGGGAGCATTTAGTTGAGGTTCTTCCTTTGAGAATCGGTCAAGGGGTAGCTAAAGAAAGGTTCCTTCCTAAATTGATTAATCAAGCTAAAAAATCAATGGGTCAAAGTATCGATGCCTTTTTGGCAGATGCTCCAGTCGTTAAAGAACTTTCCAGAAAGTCCGCCAACACGGTTTCCTTAAAGGGGTTTAAAGAGAGAGTATTCGCCAATGTCGAGAAAGGATTGAATGAATTGCCTGCGGAAGTTTTCGCAGATGCTTATCAAAATGGAACATTGAATCAGGTGGTAAGCCAGCTTGTCACCAAGTCCCCTGCCTATCAGCAGCTCACTCAAGATTTAAAAGGGATTATGAAAACCCTTTCTTCTTATGGAGGTGCAGGATTAAATACTCCTCAAGGAAAAATGTATGCAAAGGCAAACGGATATCTTCAGAAGATTCAGGATGATGCCCTGACAGGCGTAAATCAATTCATGTCCAGCAATGGGGCAGCCGATTTCACTATGAAAATGAATGAGGCAGCCGAAAAGGCAGCGTCCAAAATCTCCAATGCGGTCGGGGTAAAGAATCCTTTTATCTCTAAGAACATTCCTCCAACAAATATGCGTCCAGTGGCTCAGGCAGTTCCGCAGGCTCCCGAAGTCGGTAGCATGGCGAGGGCTTTTGAAACTCCGAATTTCTATTCAAACGCAGCCTCAAAGCTCGGCGGTGTCAAAGGCGGTATCGGTGGATTGATAGCTTCTCAAGTCTTAGGTCTGGGGAATGCAGCAGCAGGGGCAGCAGGTGTCGCTGGACTAACTGCCTTAGCTAGGGGCGCAACTAGTCCAGGTCTTCTCGGTGGAGCAGCCAGGCAGATAGGGCAAAGAGGAGGAATCGAAGGGATTATTTATTCGATTTCGGAAAAACCTTCCTATACCAGAGGCGTTTTGCTAGATCCTCAAGATCGTAGGGATGCGGTGGCTCAGGTCGAGAACGATCCAGATCTCAATAATGGAGATAAGGCAGTTTTGCAGGCCAGAATTAATCGAGGAATTAGCTTAGAAAAATTGTTAGAAAAATATAGGACGGAATGATGGGAACTCTTACTCCAAATATGAGTGTTTATAAACCTGCGTCAGGGGAAGAAGTTTACGGAACAGCCTTCTCCGCAGGTCTGGATAGGATTGACGGCCACGATCACAGCGGTGCGCCAGATAATGGAGTCCCTATCGGAACGGATGGTATTCAGGATGGCGCGATCACCCCTGCAAAACTTAGCCAGCAGATCCTTGTTCAAACCACAGCTACGACAACAAGCGCAACGCCTGTTCAGGCAGCCAGTATCCCAGTCGCGGAGTCTAGCGCAGTCACTATCAGCGGAAACTTTGTGGGTTTAAGGAATGACGCTACAGAGTCGGTCGGAGGGAATTTTATGGGTGTTTTCCATAGAACTACAGGCGGAAGTGTTTCTTTAGTCGGACTGATAATAAACGTGTTTGATGACAGTACAGGCTCCCCCACAATCGACTTGGTCGCCGACACTCTCAATGAGGCTATCAGCTTGGATTGTATAGGGGAAGCTGCAAAGACATTTGATTGGGTAGTTGCTTACAACGTGTTGAAGCAGCCTGTTTAAAGTAGATCCCTCTCTAGTACGTAGTAGCACATGCCTACAGCGTCTATAACATGCTCAAAAAGCTTTGGATTTTTTACAGGCTCGTCAAATTGCCAGTCATTGGTATCCCCGACTAATTGGGTAATTATCTGACTGGTTTTCTCTTTTTGTTTTCGCTTATTCCATACGGTTGGATAAACCAATTCGGCTCTAGGATTATCCTCAAAGTCATTCAATAGTGTATAGGCAGCCCCTGCGACAGCACTGAGTGGACTCATTGTGCCTGCGGAAAATTTAGGGTTGTAGAATGCCGCAGGAAATTCAATAATTGCGTGGTCGCAATCAATGATCCCTGGGCGTTCACAATATCTTTTGATTAGTCCGATCATATAATAGATCGCATCTATGCCTTTGATTTTGGCAGGTGTGCGCAGAACGGCGCAATTTGTTACCCAGATCTCATTCGTCTCGCTGTTCCAGTTTAGGCAGGCGACCCCTGAATTTCTTAGGCTCGGATCGATCCCCACTATTTTTACGTGTTCTGACATTATTGCTGACCTCTACAAGTTTTTGTGTTTTCTTATCTAGGTGCAAAATAATCTTTTTAGGACAAAAGTTAAAACCTTTTTTACGTTCTTTAACGTTATAGTAAGTATTTAAATCAAATTCGATTTCTACTTTTGTTCCGTAGGGTAGCTCCTCGCTTAATTGGATCTCTGGTGGCTCGTCACATTCAGGATCGAAAACGCAAGTCTTCAATTCTATCTTGGTCTGAAATTTTATAAAGATCGTGTCCTCGTCCATGTGGCCGATAGTCTCTACGCCATTGGCCGTAGCGATCTCTTCCAGTTGCTTTAAGAACTTGGCATGCTTATCGTCTGAGGGATTCATCTCAATGACTGCCCCATACCGAGGAACGTCTGTTCCAGGGTATATGTAGGGCTTGGCTATATTGGTTCGTTGAACGATGACTGAGGGAGTTTTCATTCCGCTCTCTACAGTCATTACGCGATTTGAAGGAGTTGGGGGAACAGTCTTCTTACCCTTGACCACTATTTTCTTCATGATTCATTTTCCTTGCGCCTGATGGCTTTCTTAGTGTCTTGGTTGCGTTATCGTTCGCAGCCTGATTAAATACTGGCTGACCTGGTTCTTTTGGATCTGAGGAGGTTTTATACATGTTTAAGAGGCGCACAAAGAAAGTGTCAAACGTGTCATGCGTTTTTTCGCATTCCCTTTCTATAAAAAGTCTGTCTTGCTCTTCGATATTGAAAACGATTTTATCCATCTGGCTCTTCCTTTTTTGATTTTTTAATCTTCATCATTTTTCTGACAACAGTGCCAGGCTTAGCAAACTTCTCAATAAAATTCCAGACTTCAAACGCCCCTGTATGGGTATTATATTTATTAATTGGAAAGTCATAGCCATTGAAGCTAAAGCTTAGCTCATACCGATTGGCATGCTCATTGCGTACAGACATTTTAATCTTCCATTCATTGCCGTGTTCGTCCGTTGCGTTAATCTCTGCCATAAATCACCTATGCTTTTAACTCCGAATTATGATTATTTGTTATTTCTTTTTCAACACATTTATGTATAAGTTCTTCTTTTTGATAAGAGAATTCCACTTGCTGGTATTTGAGTTCTCTCTCACAATTCCAAGCCATTCCCCTGTACGTCAAATAACGTACAGAGGATTTATAATTATTAGTTACCCATTCAAGACTCATTATGCTTTATTCCTTTCTTCAATTTTACAAAGTCTATTATGAAAGTCTTTTATCTCTTCTCTAATTGCTGTTAATTGAGCGTTTACAGAATTTTCCATATGTCTATAATCTGCTCGACTTTCCGATCTATTCCATAGGAATAAAGGAATAATGAATGCTGCGTTACCTAAAATTAATGCAGCCACTGGAGCCACTACCGTTCCTATTTGTTGCCAATCCATTTTAAGCCTCCTTTTTCATTTCATTTATTAAATTAATCAGTACCTTTAATTTTGGGCATTCATAAGCAGAATTATCCCAAATTTCAAAACCATCGTGAATGGGTTCAACAATAAAATCGCATATTTGTCTTATCAATCTATTGTATTCAGCATTAGCCCCATTAATTTGAGCTTGTCTTATTTCATTTTCATATGTTTCAAAATCCAAAGTTATTGTTTTCAATTTTAACTAATTCCTATGATTCCTTGATTTAATCCAATATAGAATAACTTGTTATCCTTTAACATGACATCGAAAAATGAAGGATGAGAACGAAATCCCTTGCTTGCGTAAAGGCATTTTCTGTCCATAATCGTCCAATATTCTTGGCTTTTATAAGGGATTTTACGCCCCTCGTAGCCTTTAAAATCTCTTTCGATTGCGTTTAAATTCTGACTTGGTTTATTTTGTTTTCCGAAAATGCGTAACATTTTTTACCTTATGGGTATGAACTGGAGATCCCTGACCGTTTCTCCAGTTCTTTTGTATTATTTTATATTTGAAACTATATCCTTTTCTTTCTAGTTCCTTAAGTAAACCAATTGACATGTTGGCTAGGTTGTTTTGCTTACAGATCCTTTTTGATCTGGCACAACACGGAAGGATTAAATCTTGGCTAGGGAATGTTGTCTCCCTGTAAATTAATAGTTGCATGACCTTCCTCTTCTTCATTGTAAAAAATTTCCATTATGTACTCTGTAATTTCGTATCCAATATCTCGATCCACATATTCCATTGCGCTTAAAATAATAGACTCAAAGCTTGATAAGATTCCGCTAGGTAATTTGTCAGCAGTAATATAAGAATGTTCGGCCAAGTCATAAATCCAATTGGCTATATACTTCTCAATCTTCTTATGAGCTTCATTATGGTATTCGCACCATAGTTCCCTGTCCGCAGCTTCTTCCTTGCTTTGCTGACCTATCCAAAGCGTTTTACATTCATTGAAAACCTCACGTGCTTGCGCCGTGAGGAATTCCATAGTTTCGGGACTGCTTCTTATTCCCTTGACCAAGTTATCTTTGATTTTATCTACTAAATAGTGGCTCATTTTTCCTCTAGTATTCGCTTGTTAGCATTAAAGTATTATCACATAAGTAAAAAACAATCTTGTCAATTGGAAAATCACTGAATTCTATTTCCTGATTTACTATGACATTATCGTTGCCGTCAGTAGCTTGTAAATTCCATTCTCCATTGGCCTTTTTTCTCAATGTCCACACCTGAAATTCGTGTTGCTTGGTTGAGCTGTAATAGCTGGCAACTGCGTCAATCAGCCAATACGCCCCTGCTTCTTCAGCTACGTATTTCACGCCGTCAGTATAAATTATACCAAGCCAGTGTTTATATAAATTTTCTGTTCCAGTAAAATGATTAATATCGGATAACATAATTTGCCCCTGTTTTTGAGTGTTATTGTTCGTTGTCGAGGGGGAAGATTGCACTTCCCTCTCACTTTAAAAGCTATCCAAGCAAGTATCACAGCAATGAAATTCCTCTAAGTGTTTGAATTCATCGCTAAATACTGGCAAAACTGGATTGCCCTCTATATCTTCATTATCTTTGTCTAAGTTTTTAAACTTCTTTTTAGCACATTTTTTACAGTGATATCCAGCTTCATAAACCCAGGCTTTAGCTTGCATTTTCATTAACCTTGAAAACGATTGCCGTTTTCTTTTCATCGATTTTTACGACTATTTCATTGATACTATTCATTAGCTTTTCAAAAGTATCTTCAAACATTCTAATACCTAGGCTACAAAGATATCCAAAGCGCAATGTATGGATAGTGCCTTGCCTATCATAATCGCCTGATATCTCAAAATCAGCCCCTTTAAGCCCCCTTATATTTATACCAAAGTTTCCCCCCGAATTATTTCGATTGTGCCATTGAAAATGCACGCGATTAGCATTCAAGGATTTTTTTATTGATCTTCCGTTCAATTCTTTTATATTCATAATTACCCTCTTAATTAATTTGATATCAACGCCCCCTATAACTAAGGGGCGCAGTATGAAATTAATATTATTTAGGTAAATTATTAATTATTTTTTGCGATTCACTTAATCCGTGGTATCTTTTTTCGTATTCAAATTCTCCGCCTCTAGTTACGTGCATTACGCAACACAAGCCCTCATTAGAGGTATTCATTGCATATTCGTGTGCCTTTTTGAAGCTTGTAAGGATTGAGCCTGTTATCCATTCACCAAACTTTAAACGATTTATCATGGTGTATTTTAGGGGCTTCTTTTTCATTATTTTACTTCTCCTAAATTAATTATTTCCATCATTCTGTTTAAAATATCTTTTAAAGTAATTGATCTTGCGTCAATAATATTTTCTTTGATTAATTCAATTCTAGGCCAATAAACTTTACCGAAACGAATTGTAGTAATTAATCCTTCAAAACTATGTCTATATTCTCCGTTTAATTCGTAGTCTTTACCGTCAAGCCCACGAATTTCAAAACCAAAATTACCACCAAAATTGTTTTTGTTATGGTATCTGAAAGAGCATGATTTAGCTTTAATAAGCTTTTTTATTTCCCTTCCATTTAATTCAGATATAATCATTCAAATAATCCTTGTTTAAATCCTCATAGTTGCGCCCTATTGCTAAGGCGCAAATTGAAAGCTTAAGCAACTAATCTTTTCATTCTTTCAAAATGAATGTAGTTAGCTAACTCTTGTTGAGTCGATTTTGTGGTGTCACAAAGTGGGTGTGATTGGGATTGCTGTCTTGAAGTGGAAGGGCTGTAGCGTTCGGAATTCTCTAACCATTCCCCTGTTTCCATGTTGCATACAAAGAGAGGATACCAGCTGTAAGAATAGACTATGTAAAGGCCGTCACGGTGTACGGCTCTTAGATTGCTTGCCTCAAAAGCTTGTTTTGCTTGTGTAAATACTCGACTTTTGCTATTTGTTGTTTTCACTTGTCACGCTTCCTTGTTATGGTGTTTGTCTGATAGCTACAGTATAACAAAAAGCGTGATTTTGTGATAGGATTATTAACAGAAAATCGCATATTTTGTTAAATTAAATAACTTGACAACAAAGAAGGGTGTCTAAAATGACACAAAATAAAACAGCCTCAACAATACATTGTAGAAGTACTTCCACAGTATGCCTACGAGGTCGTTCAAAACATAGTGTCAGCCCTATAAATAATCTTGACTTTATTAATAAATATTCCGCAGAAATCTCCGAGACAAACATACTCCACAACACATTGTAGGCATGCCTCTACAGTATGGTGTGAGGGCATCAAGTG